TCCTCCCGGTATGCCCCCGATGGGTGCTGGCGGTCCTCCCGGTATGCCTCCTTTGGGCCGTAAGACAGGCGGTCGCGCTTCTTTGAGCATGAAATATGGCGCCGGTTCCGGTGAAGGTCGGCTTGAGAAAGTCGAAAAATACGGAAAGAACGCTCTGAATTAAGCATTTGGCCGGATGGTTCGGTGCTCGTCCGACTAAATCTAGGGTGGCAATGGGCCTCTCACCTTTGCCACCCTAGTAAATTCTTGAGAGGGACACCACCTGAGGGGAAAGGTGACAAATGTTGACATTTAACAGCGTGTTAGAGCGTGAGTTTAAGAAGTTGGTTGAAGAAGAGATTGCAAGATTGACTGAGACAGTCCTTGCGCCTTCTGGAGAAACTGACTTTGCACAATATCGGCAGCTAGTTGGGCGGGTTGCTGGTCTTCGTCGGTCCATAGAATTAATCGAAGAAGCGTTTGATGAAGTCCAAAAGCAATCTTAACAAGGGGGATACAATGCCATTTATGAAGATGGAACACGAAGTCGAGCCTAAAAAAAAGTTGAGGGATGAAATTGGTGACATTAGCCACATTGAAATCTTCAATAATCAGATTTTGTGCGCGGTTTACATTCGACCCAAGAAGACAAAGAGCGGAATTTATCTTTCCGATCAGACAACAGATGAAGATCGCTATCAATCCAAGGTTGGGTTGATCGTAAAGATGGGACCGCAGGCGTTTGTTGACGAAACAAACTCATGGTTTGCCAATAACGAGGCAAATGTTGACGATTGGATCGTGTTTCGCCCTTCAGATGGCTGGTCGATTACGGTGAACAATATTCTTTGCCGCATTTTGGACGATACAAGCGTCCGTGGCCGTATCCAACACCCTGACAATGTTTGGTAAAAGGTGAAATCATGAACGATATAACCGAAGACAAGGACATTATCCTTGATGACGCTCCGAAACATAATTCGGAGCCTGATATTCAAGTCGTAAAAGCTGAAAAAGATCAGAAAAATGTTGTTTTCCCAGAAGATGGCATCAAAGAGCTCAAGTTTCAGCTTGAACAAGAGCGTCTAGCCCGTGCAGAAGCGGAAAGACGCGCAAACGAATCCGCCCAGAAGGCAGCTGTTGCTAAAACAGAAGTCGATACAACAAATCTTCACTTGGTTAACAACGCAATCAAGTCCGTAAAAGGCAATAGTGAGGCTTTGAAGGCTCGATACAAAGAAGCCATGTCGATTGGTGACTACGACAAGGCGACCGAGATCCAGGCTGTAATGTCTGACAATTCCGCCAAGCTGCGCCAGCTGAAAGATGGCAAGAAAGCCATGAAGCAGCAGCTTAAAAGCGCCACTACGCCCCAAGTGCAACCTTCTGTGTATAACGATCCCGTAGAGGCTTTGGCGTCAACCCTGTCACCGAGGTCTGCCGCATGGGTTCGTCGTAATCCTCAATACGCAACAGACCAGCGGCTATTCAATAAAATGATTGCCGCTCACAATCTGGCTGTTGCCGATGGATTGCAGCCGGATTCGGATGATTACTTTGGGTATGTTGAAGATACGCTGAAAGTTCGCAATCAACCTTCAACCGTTGATACTGATAATCCGTTTTCTTCTGCCGCTACACCGACGCAACGTCGCTCTTCTCCTCCCGCAGCGCCAGTTAGCAGAAGCGGAAACGGCACTGGAACGCGACCAAACGTCGTTCGGTTAACAGCTGAGCAGCGTGACATTGCCGCGTCACTGGGCATGACAGAGAAAGAATACGCTCTAAACATGGTTGCCTTACAAAGAGAAGGCAAATTAAATTAAGGAGTTAGCTAAATGAACGAAGGCATAACAGGCAAGCGGGCGCCCAGTAAGTTCCGTAAAATGGCTGCTCCCAAAGCACCTCCGTCTGAAATTGATGATGAGCTCGATGCAATTGCAGCGGTTGATGACGCCCCTCAAGCGCCGGATCTTCGCAAACCACTCAGGTCTGCAATGCGTGATGAAGATCCTCGCGCTCGTGCCACTAAACGTGCTGCCGAATTGCGTGGCGCTTTGGGCGGTATGGATGAAGGAACGGATGACTTTTACGTTAATCCAAATCTGATTCCTGATGGCTGGTCTTATGAATGGAAGCGTCGTTTGACTGTAGGTCAGGAAGATCCTGCGTATCAAGTTCAATTGGCCAGAATGGGCTGGGAGCCGGTTCCTGCTTCGCGTCACCCCAATATGATGCCTCTCAACGGTAGCTATCAGACTATCGAGCGTAAAGGCATGATCTTGATGGAGCGTCCGTCTGAAATTACGGATGAAGCAAAGGAAATTGATTTGCGCCGTGCAAGGCAACAGGTTTCTGCAAAGAAGCAACAGTTGGGGCAGGCTCCAGATGGCCAATTTACGCGGGACCATGCTCAGATTAAGCCTAAAGTCAGCAACACTTATGAACCTATGCCGGTTCCTAAAGACTGATTACGAAGCAACTTCTGGGGGCAGGAAACTGCCCCCTTTACATTTCAAATGTTTCATGTGAAACTAAATCACAAGGCATTGTCCTTAGTCTCCCCCGGCGTGGAGACATAATCTTTCCCGGTTCTTAGTCGCCCCGGTGCGCGATGATGGGCCTCCCGTAAAAAGGAGATTCGTTATGGCAAATACAAACGCGCCGTTCGGGTTTCGTCAGTATAGCGGCACTGGATCAGCCCCCACATATGAACAAGTGGCTGTTTCGGTCGCCTATAATGCCTCTGCCATTTATTATGGCGACCCTGTAACACCTCAATCAGACGGCACTGTTGCTCGCTCAGCTTCGACTGGCGCGACACCTGGCGTCCCTGGCATTGCCGGCATCTTTGTTGGTTGCCAATATCTGTCCGTTTCTCAGAAGCGTACAGTTTGGTCCAACTATTGGCCCGGCTCTGATGTCGCTTCAACAAGCGTCGTGACTGGCTATATCATCAATGACCCGAACGCCAAGTTTGTGGCTCAATCTGATAGCACAGGCATTGCCGCTGCTGATGTCGGTTCAACGATTGGGTTTGCGATTGGTTCCGGAACTACCGCTAATGGCCTTTCTGGCGCTTATCTCGACACAACCACAATCAACACCGCAACATACAACATTTACGCTCCCTTCAAGATCGTTAGCGTGGTCAATGACCCGCCAGGCGCTCCTGGGACGCTGGTTAACGGCCAAGCGTATGACTATGCTGTTGTTGCATTTAACTATGTCGCAACGAAGAACTTCGTTGGTATTTAAGGAGTAAGGACCAATGGCTGTTAATCTCTCAGCGATTAAAGACCTGCTCCTTCCCGGCCTCCGTGGAATCACAGGTAAATACGAACAGATCCCGTCGCAGTACGACAAGATCTTCACGAAGCACGATTCAAAGCTCGCTTTGGAACGTACCGCTGAAATGCGGTATCTCGGTTATGCCCAGTTGAAGACTGAAGGCGCTCAAACGAATTTTGATAATTCGGCTGGCGAGCGTTATGTCTACAATCAAGAGCACATCGAGATTGGTCTGGGTTACGCAATCACCCGCAAGGCGATTGATGATAACCTCTACAAGACCCAGTTTGCTCCGTCTAACCTTGGTTTGGTTGAATCTTTCCACCAGACAAAGGAAATCTACGGCGCCAACGTGCTCAACACTGCAACGACGTATAATGCGTCAATCGGTGGTGACGGTGTTGCTCTCTGCGCGTCAAACCATCCTATTGATGGTGGCACGATCTCAAACATTCCTTCGACTGCTGTTGATCTGAACGAGTCTACGTTGCTGAATGGTATGATTTCCATTCGTACGAACTTCAAAGATCAGGCTGGTCTGAAGGTGTTTGCTCGCGGTCGCCGTCTGGTTGTTCCGCCGCAGCTTGAGCCTGTTGCAATTCGTCTTACAAAGACTGAACTGCGCCCTGGCACAGCAGATAATGATGTTAATGCAATCTTCACCACAGCCGGCGGCTTGTCCGAAGGTTATATGGTCAGCGATTATTTGACATCTCAGTATGCTTGGTTCCTGCTTACTAATATTGAAGGCTTGTCCTACATGGAGCGCGTTGCCTTCGAATCAGATATGCAAGTAGATTTCGTAACAGACAATCTTCTCGTAAAAGGTTACGAACGCTACAGCTTTGCATACTATAACTGGCGGTCAATTTGGGGTTCATTCCCGACCTCTTAATAACGGAGACAGTAGATGTCTATTAGCGCATTTTCTGGTCCCGTTGTTGTGTTTGGGCAAGGTCCGTTTCCTGACTACAACCCAGAAGCGGGACCGTCACTCTTCTTTGGCGGCACGGGGATACTTGATCCCCGTGGTCCCTTTACTTATCAGCCAGGGCAGAACTTCGGTTCTACAACTGCTGGTTTTCTTGGGACTGCAAATATCCAGACGTTAAACTACCAGCCCTACGCTCTTAGCACATCTGCTATTGCTGCGGCTGCAAACGTAACTTCTGGAACGGCTATGACGCTCGTTTCAACAAACTCCACTACAACCGGCGTTGCAGTTAGCCAATATACGGTTAACTACAACACTGGGGCCTTGGTGAGCGGATTATTGATGCTTGACGGTCTTGCATCCTTCACGGGTGTTGTGGCCGCTGGCGTTTTGACCGCCTCCAGTGTTACAGGGACCATCATTGTCGGAATGACACTTTCCGGCACTGGTGTTACCTCTGGGACGACTATTGTGTCTCAGATCACTGGGCCTTCGGGTGGCGCTGGAACGTATTCAGTTGTTGGTTCAACAACAGTTTCGTCTGCCACAATTACTGGCGTTACTTCTAATTCTACAAATGGAAACTTGGCTCTTCGCGCTGGCTTTGGCGACGTAGACACCATTCAGTTGTGGAACCCGCAGGCTCTCTGCGCTCGCGCAGTTAGCGTTACTGGAGCGGCCTCGGCCTCTGGTCTAGTTAGTTTCTTGGTATCTGGTTACGACATTTATGGCGTACCGATGTCAGAATTGATTGGACCCGTTGCCGCAAGCACTACAGTAAGCGGTAAGAAGGCGTTTAAGTACATTGCCTCGGTTGTGCCGAATGCAACGGATGCCATTAACTACTCTGTTGGTACGTTAGACGTATTTGGTTTTCCTCTCCGCTCTGATTATTTTGGTGACGTAGGACTTAACTACAACGCCACTTTGCTCACAGCATCGACTGGATACCTTGCGGCTGTCACTACCTCGCCCGCCACCACAACTACTGGTGACGTTCGTGGTACTTACGCAGTGCAGTCAGCAACGGACAAGACCAAGCGTCTTTTCTTCTACCAAAACCCACTTGTC